TCTGATAAACCAAAGGATTATTAGCGTCACTAAGACTATCAACACCTAAATACTTTTTCGTAATAGCAGCCTTAGCAGTATTAGTAGATGCAATCAAAGAACCGTAACCAAGCAAATCAAGCAACTTACAAGAACCATAAACAATAGGAAGCCCTGCGTCGTCACGAGTATTAGTCTGGTCACCAGCGTTAGCCGTTTGAAGAAACAAGCTAATCGTGCTCTGGGAAACATTAGGAACAGAAGTAAGTACAGGCGCATTAGTAGTACTACTAGAAGCGCTAGTCATATAATCCGTCATCTGGGCAAATGCCTGCGGAAGTACACGAGAAATCAGGCGCAGCGGTACAGCGTAGAAATCATAATACTCCTTAATACGGGTATAAGCAGCCGTATTAACCGGAACGGTACGGGTAAACCAGTCGGAGGAAATGCGATACTTAGTACCAGGGATAGCAATCTGCCAATAACAAGGTAAAATTTCTCCAACTTTTGCTGTAAACAATTTTTTACTAGACAAGTCGAAGGAAGAGCGATGGGTAGAAATTTTCGCTCGGTCTAAAGGGTTAAAATCACTCATAATCAATAAAATTAAAAATTAAACCATGCGGTTGAAAATATTATTAGCATCATTAAGTTTTTTGTGCTTAATCATATCGCGACAGAATGTTGCACTACGGAACCGAAGTTGCTCAAGGAGCTGAATTGTTTCACGTGAAATAGACTGTAAGATATCTGATTCTTGGCCGTTCGCAGGTAGAACGAACATACAATCCGAGAGTTCAGGGTATTGGGAACGAAGGCCATATATACCTCGCAAATTTTCATAATTCGCTTTCTTTTCATATTCTATGCCTGTTTTAATGATAAACATAATACGACCGGAGTAAGCACTAATATCAGAACCGAAGGAAGGCAAATGCCAGTTACGGAAGAACTTATAGACATATAAGAACAACCGATATAGCTTATTAATATAAGATTCAATATCGACATCGCTAGAACTGTTACAGAACCTAGTAAGACACCGAGAAGCGTGTAATATAATTTTGTCATCATCTGTAAGAATATTTTGAACTTTGAGATATTGATAATAAGTACGGACAAGGCTCAAAACCGAATCCTGTTTGTAGTCGATAAATCCGAATTTTGCAATTCTCTTTGGCGTTGAGTGTACAGCTCGAAGAATTCGAGCAATCGCAATACTATCGTCATTGCGAGCAGACGAGAATCGGGGCAGTAAGGTACGGATATACGACATGGGCGGAGTTGACCGAATACTAAGGCCGTTGAAGTTATGGATTCTTCCATTAACGACAGAATCGATTTTTTGTTCAATCTGCGCATAAGGCTCTTCACCTTCCACGAAATCGCAACCTTTCTCAAAGAATCCGAGAGACGCTCTCGAGCGGGGTTTAAACGCGCGGCATGAGCGATATAATAAGGGAGCAGAACTAAGGCTATTAACGTAACTCGAAACGTATGAAGAAGCTCCACCTCGGGCAAGCTGGAAATCTGAACGACCGAATTTCCAACTCTTATCGTGACAGTATCGTAATACCTTTGAGACTTCTTCCGAGTTCGTGAATAATAAGATATGATAATGCGGACGGAAATGCACAGGGCCGTACTCACCGACAGCGTAGAAATGTAGCGTTTCATAAGAACCTAACTGTTTATATAAATATTTACGTAATCTTTTAATATAATTCTGAACATCAGCGTAGTTCAAAAAGGGTATAAGGTTATCACGACCATATTGTGCAGAAGCGGGATAATCCGTTTTGTCAACCGATTGCGTCTTATAGATAAAGCTACGAATAGCAGCCATACTAAGGAACCAATTATCCTTAACAGGAGCATACTCCTTAAGCTCACGGTCAAACGGCACTGTGCCTTGTACCTGCTCGAAGAATATATGACGCAATATGGAGTCATCATCACATTGATATTCAGAAACAGGGATATATTTATGATATTCATAACCAAAATGAACATCTCCCGAAATGCCTATAGCGTCATCATAGTCACTATGCAGAACCTTACAAGCCATAAGAGGCACGTGTTCATTATCATAAGTAAGCGTAACGAAATAAGAATACTTAAAAGCACTTCCAGCGGTCTTCACGCGCATGGACGCTTTTTGAGCTTTCTTATGGATACAATAATCACATTGACCGCAATCTACAGCAATGCGGGCACCATTATATCTATTTGTGATAAAGGAACGATGCTGACAATGGTCAACAGCCTTAAGCAAATCGGGAGAATAATTCATAATTAGTTTCTTTTATCAATTACTTGACGACGATTACGCTCACCAAATGAAACATGAATGAACGTAGGATACAATATCAGTTGGTCAAACACATGAATGTTGTCTGAATAGTTATGGATATGCTCAAGCAACCGACCATAAGTAGTAGAACCATACGGTTTAATATCAACAGCTTCGCCAACCAAATGTTGCGAATTAGGAACACCTCCAGCAGCTTTATTTTCAGCAATAGAACGTTTAGCGCTTGTTACCGAAAAATGCAGGTTAAAACAAAGCAGGTGCTCAAAAAAATCCATAAGATCATTATTCATAAGCCAATAGCGTTAAGAATATAACCAAGAGCGGCAGAAACGGCTCCAATAACAATTTTCCAAATATTATTACTTTTCATCGCCTTGAGTGTTGAGGTTAATAAAATCATTTTCTTCTTTAATCGAATCCACAATAACAATAAGACCCAGCGGAGAAATTCGCTCAGAATAATTTCCAAGGCCATCGAGAGAATTGACAATATAAGGCGGAATAACATCGCGACCAGTGTTTTTGTCTTTAACTGAGATAATAAATTTCTGCATAATCATAAGAATTTAAAATGTTAATAATGGTTGTAACTTCTAACTGGGAGCAAATATACAAACTATTTCTATAACTCCAAAAGAAATCTCTTTTTTTTAGATTCTACCGTAGAGTGTGAGTTGTGCGTTTATAGACAAGAAACAGGAGAATCCGAGAGGATAACTCGGATTTGCTTCGCACACAACTAGGGGCTTCGCTTAATTAACAAGTAAATGTATACAGGGGGGTATAGGCACGGCAGGTCAGATAGAACCTGCCTTTGCGCACTCCGTGCTAAAATACCGGAGCGGAGCGCTCCTATAAGGAAGTCGCTCCGCTCCATTTTTCGACCAGGCCCTACGCGGGCGGCGGGTGTATATCGCTCAAACGCCGCGATGGGCTTCTAGTCCTAAAGAATGTATACGTAATATTATTTTACTACCGAGAGTCGAAATATTTCGCAAAATCAAATATTCACAACAAAAATAAATAATAGGTAAAAAAAATATAAGACAACGAATAGTAATATTTATTTACGACCATTATATGCACCGACAAAATTACCAGAACCAGAAGCAATAGAACCAAGACCACGAGAAACGGATTCCCAATAATGAGTACGGCCTTGTTTGCGAGCCAAGTCTGCACCATATTCAGCAGCTTTCTGATTCGCCATAGAAGTTTTATACTCCGTATGTTTACGAAGCTTAACATTCTTATAATCATACGTACTATCACGATATTGCAACTCATTGGAAGCGTTAGCAGCCTTAATCAGAGAATCAGCCGTTTCAGAAGCCAAACGATTATCAATTTTCTTGCCAGAAGCCTCGGCAGAAGCAAGAATAGCACGTTGTATTTCAGTCTGGATTTGCCTCTCAGTAAGAGCACCTTGAGTCTGGAGATTGGCTAAGGTTTGAGCCTTAATAAACAAATCAGCCTGTTGATTCTGGTCCATGTATTTATTCATAACACGTTGAGCATCAGAATTAAGCAAAATCTGTGCTTCTTGAGCGGAAGATATACGTTCAGCAAACTGGGCATTTTTTAGATTTTGGGCCTCAGTAGACTGGTCTAGAGCGGCAGAAATACGGCCTGTTTCCTGATTCCAATAACCAGAAGAGCCAATAGATAGATTCTTCCAGTTAGTAAGACCTCTATAATAATCAGACAAAAGAGGAGTTACCGTATCAGTCTGACGTGCACGAGAGACTGATTCACCAGAAGAAGCCTCAGAAGCCTTAGCTTGAGCAAGGGAAGCAAGAGACTGGAACACGCCAGAAAAATTAGGTTTATAAGCCTGCATGCTAGGAACAGGAGCGGCAGTAGCAACAGCTCCGCCTGAAGCAGGAGACCTAGAACCAGCCATAGCAGCAGAACCTTGAACAAACGGATTCAAACCACGAGAAATCATAGCGTTAGGAGAGTTATAGGCATTATTCATACCCCACATCTGTTGCTGCCAATCACGCTGGATTTGAGCCTGTTCTGCGTTAAATGCGTTCTGTTCGCGCATCATACGGAGATTAACCTTATTCTGATGATTCTGATTAACCATACCAACAACATTGTCGGTAAGGTTTGCGGCCGAGGAAGCTATAGCATCAAAAAGACCCATTATGACTCAGGAGCAGGGGCGGAATCCGTAGACGGCGCTGCTTCTTTCTCTGCCAATTGTTCTTCCAACATAGACTTGGCATAAGCCGATAATTCAGACTTCTCATTAGCCAACTGTTGTAATACGGCTTGACGCTCAGACATTGTCTGGCAATGCCGAGAAATAATACAATTAAACCGCTCATCATCAGTCATACCATCCATAATAGTAGACTGAGTAGGATACATCTGAGCAAGAATGCTCTGCACGTTCATATCACCAAGCAAACGACGGTATTTTTCTTGATTCAGAAGAATCTGAGTCATATCAGCTTGAATCAAATCGCCATCAGGAGTCTCATCATACATAACAGAATCATACACAGATTGTTGATAACACGGATTATCTTCAACCAATTCGGGAACAACTTCGTTCTTAATAAAATCGGAATTTATATAAGCAAAATTTCTCATAACAACACACAATTAAAAGGGTAAACCATTTCTATCCAAATTCTGTACAGCATATACTTGGAAGTTAACATTACACAACAATTGGTCAAATGCAACAGAGCAATTAGCAGCATCAACCTGAGGTACAAAAATAGAATTCAACTGTTGAGGACGAACCTTCATGGACTGATAAGACCAAACACCAGCAGAAGTCAAAACTTGCCAGCCATCAAGAGGAGCAGACCAAGATTGATAAGCAGCACCAGCACGAAATCCAGCGTGAACGGTATCAATATTAGATTTCCACTGCCAATAGCGAAGATTATAACCTAAAGAACCTGAAACGACACGACCTGGATTATTCTGGAGATTCAGAGCAGGAACGGCCTGCATACCAAGTTGGTCAAACGCTGGTTGAGGGAAGTCAGATATAGCAGTTACAGTCAATTGAGGATTTTGACCAGTCAAATTCCAATCCAACATAGGTACAGCATGGTAAACACACATAATCACCTGATGTTCAGCGCCACAATCATAAGTAAGAGTATGACCAGAGTTACTAGATACACCCTTACCAGCAATAGAAGCCTGAGAGGAATCAGAGTCAAGATTGGTATTAACTACTTCATTGATATTAATAACACTAGACCAGCCTCCAATATAGTGAGCATGATTACCCATGTATTCGGGAGCTTTGATACCAAACTGAGCAGCCATCTGGTCAGAGTAATCCTTACTAGAGAATTGTACTACCTCTTTCCAACGCTGGAGGTATTCTGTGGCACGGATTGAGAGGGCGGAAAGGTCAGTATTAAGAGTAGCATAACGAAGAGCATCAGAAGAATTAGAAACAGTCACATTAGTAGTAGAAGAACCATTTTCCATCAAGCCAAAGGAAGGAGTTGCGCCAGAGGAATAAGCCAAAACATTATTAGAAGAATGAGAAGAATCATAATAAGAAGGCAAAACAGCTACTGAACCATACTGACTAGACGGAAGCATACCCATAAAATAGTCTTTAGGATAATTCGAATAGCGAAGCTTAACCATATCCGTAACTAATGAGAGTTGACCAGTTCCAGACCAATAATCTACATTATAAGCATAAGCCAAATGTCTCTCCCATTGAGAATTACTAAAGAAATCATAATAGATTTTCTGATAAGCAAGGAACGGAAGAGCGTTAACAATTTGAGAACTCTGATAAACCAAAGGATTATTAGCGTCACTAAGACTATCAACACCTAAATACTT